ATAGCAATAGCATTGCTTTTTTGACTAGCAGTTCCAGCATTGTAACCTAAAGCTACTGCATATGTGTCTTGGTTGGTAGCGCCTGCTTGAGTTCCAATAGCTACCGCGTTCTGCATTTGGCCATTCGTTCCAGCATTGTAACCTAAAGCTACTGCATATGTGTCTTGGTTGGTAGCGCCTGCTTGAGTTCCAATAGCAATAGCATTGCTTTTTTGACTAGCAGTTCCAGCATTGTAACCTAAAGCTACTGCAGATACGCCTTGACTATTAACGCCCGAGCCATATCCAATAGCAATAGCATTGGTGTTTTGAGAATCATATCCAGCACTATATCCAATTGCTATTGCGTTGGATTGCTGTCGTGTAGATCCTGCGTTCCGACCAATTGATACAGCCATAGGTTGCTGTCCAGTAAGACCTGCTTGGTATCCTATCGCTACAGCATTTGCTTGTTGACCATATTGGCCTGCCTGATTTCCGATTGATATTCCATTTGGTTCTTGATCACTATATCCAGCACTAATGCCAATAGCTACAGCACATGTTTTCTGTCCTGTATTTCCAGCTCCACTTCCAATCGCTACCGAATTCGCCATTTGATCAAAATGTCCAGCATACTGTCCTATCGCTATAGAATTCAACTGTTGTTGCCTGTATCCCGCACCGGTACCGATAGCTACCGTATCGTAATTTTGTCCAGTATAGCCCGCTCGATATCCTATCGCTACAGCATTTATTTGCTGACCATACTGGCCAGCACTGTTTCCAATTGCAATGGCATTCTCGCTCTGTATGTTAGCTCCAGCAGCACTACCAATAGCTACAGAATTATAGCTCTGACCATCGTATCCGGCACCGGCGCCTAACGCTACTGCATCATTTCCCTTTACATCAATTTGGTTGAGACCATTCCAATTTGTAGACCCGTCGCCGATTCGGATTTGATTATTTGTTAAATCGAATCCCGGTTCGCCGTAAAGCAGGACTGGATTATTGTTTGCCCAATTAATTGCCGTATCCCGGCGAAGTTCAAACTTTACGAGTGTCGTCATTGCTTATAAGGATGAATTTCCGCCAGTTAAAATGATAGAGTAGTTGGAATTGCTGAGTCCCCCGTCAAGAATACAACCGGTCGTTCGAGTACTAAATTGTCCATCTAAAATTTCATAATAATTTGGTATGCACGGATTCCTGTTTGAACAACCTGTTGGAAAATCAGAATATGTCAAACCTGTAAAGTCGAGATTCGCGGCACATGTCGCCAAAAGTGGGTTGTATACAGCTCGACCTCCCGGATACTGAACTTTAGCGTTTCTCGCCTGTATTTGAACATTTATTCGTCGAGTGTAGCAGCTAGCACTCATTCCTTAACTATACGCAATTTTCGTTTCACGGGTGCTACGGCCTTTACTTCGGTTGGCGCGGGAGCTTGTTTTAACTCTTCAAAACGCTGACGCACTTGTTCGATCGGCATACCCCGGTATACCATCTCGAGTTTCAACTGCAGGAGTCTGTCCATAATCTGTTGTGGGAACATTTCTCACGGCATTCTGCCATGGAATCGGTTTAAAATCGATCTTTTGAAGTTCGGGAGGAGTTGAAGTACCGTAACTAGCCCATAAGAAGTACCCAAATCCACCGACAATCACGACTAAAATGGTAAGATTAAACCACCACGCCAAAACTGAATCGCGAACATTTCGAACCCAAATTAAGTTGTTTTCGATACTAGCGTTATCTCCAACCAAATGAAACATCTCTACTGAAACACAAGAAGATTCCATGGCATCCTTGACGACAGTCTATGTAGTGAGTACTGTGTTGGCGTCTGCCGGTGCAATGGGCGCTGCATATGTCGCTAGCAAAATGAGTCCAATTCTTACAGAGGTTGTACAACCCGACTTAAAAGATCTTATTATAAAAAATTTCGTGGATCCTCCAATTCAATCGGAGGTGGCTGAATTAATGGTTGAATTTCTTGAGAAACCCGTTGATCAGTTTAATCCCACAGACCGTCCAAAAATATCTTCAAACTTGAAAAAGATATACTTAGCAACGCATCCTGATAAAAAACAGTGTCCTGGCAAATTAGGTGAACTATGTGGGATTATTTTTAACAAAGCTCGTAGTATCGACGCGTTTACAAAAGATGGAACGGTTGAGGGAGAGTTTACTGGAAACTTAACTGACCGAGCCCTACAGATATTGAACAATCCTGAATAGGCACTTTCAGTTCATCAAGAAGCTTCAAAATATAAGCGTTATTCAAACCATGTAAACACACTTTTACATCTTTACGAGTTGCCAACAGAAGTCGTACGATCTCGTACTGCTCCTGTTGTTTTAGAGATTTCATACATATTGTGATTGAGACATCTTTATAGATAAGATGTTCGCGAAGAAGGTCCATTATTAGTAAGAATTGAGTTTCTGTGAATACGGATTCTCGGTAAACGCCTTTAGAATACCGGGCTCATTACGCTGGACATAAACATCCTGCTGTAGAGGTGCATTGTAGGTGTATGATCCAAGATGCTCGGAATGAGCATTAATGCTGACCAGTCCACTGTTGACGCGCGCCGCATCGGATAAGACACTCTCATCTTTCTTGGTTTGTGCCGAGTACATGTCGGCTCCAATTGAGTATCCGGTTCCCTGAGCGCCAGCTGGTCCTGGGCGGCCCTCGGCAGTCAACTTCATAAACTCCATGAAAGGCTCGGTAAAGGCGCGAATGTATGACTCAGCAACACCGTTCGCACCGCCGGCCGAACCATAATACTGCTTTTCGGTTGTCTCGCGGGCCTGCGTCTTCATTGGCTGCTCGGCGTACAACCGTGGCGCTGTCTGTGCACCTACCGCCGTATTCACGCGATCCATACCAAGAACGACAAAACGATCAGGCTTGTTCTTGTTTACATCGGCCTGAATACCTGGCTGGGTTACGACATTCTGTCCCGGAATGACGGGAGGCTCATATGAGAGCTTTGGCTTGGACACTACGCGAGTCTCATCTGTGGTGCGTGGTAGAGTGTACTCGCGCATCTGATCCTGCTGAAATCCACCCTTAGGGATGTTCGTGTATCCATCGTTGGCACCAGGCCCAACTTGAACCTGGTCGATTGGGAAAACATTCTTCATGTTCTGTCCGGAAACCATACGAGACTGCATGAATTCTGACTCATCCTGATTGCCAAAAGGATTACCTGTTCCGGGCTTGGCGTCGAAGAATGATTTAACTTCGCGCTTTTGGAAGTACTCCTTACCGGCACCAACATGTGAATCTAGAATACCCTCTGTTGCTCCCGAATACATGCTTTGGGTAACATTTGCGCCAAAGTAGGGGACCTCGTTGCTGTGTCCCTTCTGTTCCTGTGTATGAACAACTTCGTCACGAATCTGTTCCGTAGGGCGCGGAGAATGCGGATGGCCCGTAAAATTCTCGGTTTTTGTGTCATTGACTGCAAGCATATAGCCAACGGCCCCTAGACTGAGTAGCAGTACTAGTTCAATCATCTTTGTCTTTACTTCTTCTTTTCTATTTTAACTGCAGTAGGTTGCACGGGAAATACAGCATGATCTTGTGGTTTGTGCATTAACCATGTCATATGGCGATAAGTCTGATCAGTTTCAGCAGCGTTTTTGGGGGCAGTTACAGGGGCGAATGGAATTTCACTCTCGCCTGGAACATAGACTTTACGGTTTATAGGACTGTCCATGTAGTAATTGCTAGCACTCATTTATATTACTTCTTTGACTTTACTGGCTGCGCATTTACATTCCNCTCCGACCATCCGTCACGATTAAATGGAGATACAACCATCGTCTTGATCATAGACTTGAACTTGTCGACCATCTTGTTGAATCCGGCGGGATCGGCGCCAGGTAATGGAAGAGGAAGCTTCACTCCAGTATTGTGCGGTTTTACACCATAGCAGTTTACACCAAACTTCGTTTGGGGATCGAAGTATCCGCCGTTGATTCCCGGCCGACCACAATTGGTCTTATTTACTGGGTCAGTTTGGAGTGCCTGCCAGGTGGCCTGCTGAGTGGGGAATAGAGCCATACCTCCTAGCGTCCATCCATATCCACACCACTCAGCGCCTCCAGCATAAGCTTCATTCACCTGATCATACGAAGCAAGTTCGCTATCGTATGCAGCGCAAACAGCGGGAGCTTCCTCGTAGGTGTAATCATTCCCCGAAATATAGAACACCTCCTTCTTCTCGATAGGCAATGAGGGAACTATGTTCTTCTTGGTAGCGGAAGGGGCGGGAGCTTTCTCGTGAAACCCGATGTCTACAGCATTATTTGAAAAGTCCACCGTAAATACTCCGAGCTTCGATAGAACATATCCAATCATTCCGATCAATACTAGAACGACCACTAAAGAAAGAATACTTCCAGTTGTGACTAAGACAACTACGCTCAGTAAAGCAAGTCCTACGCCGGACACCATTAATACAGATGAGCTATCCATTAATTTTCTAGGCGATAATAAATCAGAAGTCGCATATTTCCGGATACAGGAAATTGTTTAGGACCATGTTCAGCAATATTAGAGTCATCAATCGTATACCATGACGATCCTGGCGGCATGTTTCGACCATACGACCACCAATGGGAACCATTATAACATGAGACTGAAAGTAGAGCATATTGCTTACCGTTAAGACCAAGAATACTCGAATAATGAATAGATGATGTGGTTGAAACATTGTGGAACACCATAACTTTTGGAAACGATCCAATTAATTGCTGTTTGGTGCATCCCTTCTTTTTACATGTTTCACATGCCCAATCATCAATCACATAGGGAGTCACTGAGTTTACAATACATTCTGAAATTGGCATCATGTTCTTTTCAGAGGTTAATGAATACTCTGTCACAGAATCTTCCTTCAGTTCTTTCTTTGAGCAATTCTTACACACGATTGAATCGGCAATCTTGAACCTGCAGAGCGTATCCAAAAAAGGTAGTTTGTCACACAAATACATCAAGAGTTCGTGGGAGTCTCCAATATCTCGTCCAGCAGGAAGTGTATCCAATTTCACCGACTCGAAAAAATCTTTAAGACCACTCGTTCCATTTGAAGCCCAAATTTGGTATAACGAAGCATCTAAAATGTTGGAAGAGTCGTATTCTTTATTCGTGTATCGAGTCTGAACTTCGGGAATGCGGAATACCGCTTGAATGCATGTATTGACCCAACAACTTCCTCGAAAGTTTTGGAGCCCAAACATCTATTATCTTAATGCTGTATCTTAGAGAAATCTGTTAAAAAGGGTTGAGGCGGGCCGTCGGTGGGAAAGGCCTTTCGAAGATCAGGATTGAATTCATATGTTTTGTCCTCTACATTGTCTGATTCATGTTTGGGATTCGGCTTGGACCCTGGCTTGGTTCCCGGGGCTGAGGTGATCTCGGGACCGTAAATGTCGGGATAGACTCCCGATGCGGTTGGCGCCAGTTTCGTCTTTGAAGGATCGGCCGGAGCAACCTGTGGTGCCCGTGGACCATAAATAGGGACATGATCCACATCTGCCGGGTTCGCCTTCTTTTTTGGAGGAGCCTTATCTCCGAATGTTTTCAAAGTCGAAAGAAGATCCTCGTTCGTCATGTGTTCGCGACGACTCACAAGGAGTAATAATACTACAAGTCCTAGAAGAATCCAAATAAGCATTCTTCTCTTTGTTATGAACAAAGAAATGGGAAAGAAGACACGACACATGAAAAAGCGTTCGACTCGTCGCAAGACCCTTCGTCGCCGTAAAGGACGGAAGGGNGGTGGTGATTCACAAGCCATTGTAATGCCAAGCTCTTCATTTGGTCGTTTCGTTGGCTCACCTGAGAACTCGGCTGATCCTTGGTATGCGGATTCAAGCAAGGGTAAATAGATACAGAGTCTGATTCAGATCAGCCAAAATTTCGTCGCGAATATTCAGGAGATCAGTATCGGTAGACTTAAGTAGTTTTGGTAGTTTTGTTGATAACCAGTCAATCGCCTGCTGTAATAGAATAGGTGCTTCGCGATCACGGAAATTGCGAATCCGAATGGATCCAGTGCGAGCAGTTAAGTTAGGGCGACCGTACTTTCCAATATACACCTCAACAAACTTGTCGATATTACCGTCGAGTTTGTCGACTAAATCATCAGTAGCCTTGTGACGGGCAAAGTTCTTGGTTTCCCAATGATATATCTTAACTTGATTTCGGAGCGTTAACATTAGATTGACGATTTCCCCCGACATTCTTATTCATATAAGGATGATTTTGTTGGATAGGCATTGCATCGGTCGAAAACACACCTTTGGAAATAGCCGAGTTGGACGCGTTGACTCCGGCCCATGATCCGGACATTGCATCATACTTAGCCTGTATTTCAGGAGATTTGGGTTTTAAATCTAAAAACCCCGCAACTCCTACTTCTGAACTCGATGTATCGTAGAGAGCAGGTGTTGAAGTTTGGGGAATAGGAGTTTTACCGAGTGCATTTAAGTATCCCTGCCAGTGTGCTTGCATTTTAATTATTAAGCGATTACTTAAAGTCCGGATTCCACGAGTTTTCGCCATCTAGAAACTCGGAAAGAAACCAGTTCATTGGGCGAGTTTTTGACTTGTACCGCGCATGTCCAAAGTCAATGAGGTAAATTGTCCCATCCTTTTCCACAAAGTTGTATGGCGTGATATCAATATACTCAATATCTTCATAACGATACAACGAACCAAGCATGGACCGAATAGATTCCCAAATCCATTCGGGAATCGCAGAAGCGTCCTCGCCATAAATATCCGCTAAGCAAGGTGCCTCCAAATCCTCCATATAGATCTCATCTGTCGTGACATTGAAGATCGGGGGAGAGTATCCGTACAGGACTGCAACCTTCTGTAACTCAACCTCATTCTGAATTGTGCTAGGGTCAACGATCTTTACAAATGGTCGCATTACTCTCGGTGTTCTCTTAACAAAATAAATCCGTTTTAGATAATGAAGACAGTGAAGGCCGAAGAACTCAAGAAGCTACTCAAATCCCAAACGCCAGTTGCGGTATTCTATTACATGGAGACCTGTCCCCATTGTATCCCAATGCATACTCCATGGGACGAACTATCTCGCGAGAAACCCGAGACCAAATTTGTTAAGATTGAGAGTGCTGACATTCCTTCCGAAATGGGAATAAGTGGATTTCCCCATTTCGAATCGTTGAATGGTGGTGTTACAAAGAAAGCTGATGGTCAGATGTCTAAAGATGATTTGAAGAAGGCTTTATTTGGAGGCAAGCTTGGTGGACTTCGCCGGCGTAAAACTCGTCGGCTCCGTGCCCGCAGGAACACTCGTCGTCGTCTTTAAGTTCTTCATTGAGCCCTTAGCCTCAACATACCCCTCGCTGAGTAACTTAGCATGGCGGGCAAGTGGAGCACTCGAATAATCGGGCTCGTCCAAACCCTTTGCTAGCCACTGTAAGAACCCGTCCTGATCATTGGGAATTGTGGCTCCCTGTAGAGTGTAGAAAGTTCGCATTGCCTGGGCCTGGTCAAATACATCCGTCGTATCCATATACATATCAGATGTCTTTTGGAACGCAGACGCTACTGCGACTTTTACATCCGACCGCGTAATAGGAGCGGCATCTGAGCGGTTTGGATTATCCCCAATCTCTGTCAGCAGAGGATTCATGAACGGATTTTCCGCTGAGGGCATGGTCTCCTCCTTGGTTTTGCGTATAGCCTTTGATATGAAACTCTCGAGGACTTTTCCGTCGGGGAAAAGTGTGAATAAACCTACAGAAGTAGCCATAACAACAGGCACGGCTAGAAGATAGGCAGATACTCCTGTAGCTAAAAACAGTATAATGGAAAAATAGGTAGAGAACCGCACAACTGAGTTCAGAGCCTGAGCAGTCGTCATAGTTTTAGTAGGAACGAACTGACTCCAAGTCGCTGGTGAAAAAAGAACTGCTGGGTCCTTGAACCAAATTTGTTCTGACATCTTATTTTTACTGTGAGTTTTTCTCCCGCTGTTTCTTCTGTAGTCGAGCCAGCATTCGCTGACGCCGAGCTTCCGGCGAGTTTCCCATCATATCTGCGCTTGAAATATCCCCGCGTCCGCCAAGTGCAGTATTGAACATATTTCCAAAAATAGACGTAACTTTCGCTTTAATAGCTTCGATTTCTTCGCTCAGTATTGATTTGGTGATCTCTCCGCGCTGCATTTTGGTCTTAATAAGATTCTGAATTTTTCCAACAATCTTCTTAATTTTAGGATGTTCGGGATTCTTCATAATTTCGAGTAGCTCTTCCGGCTTATCAAAATTCAGATCTAGCTCTGTAATATCAATATGTTCTACAATACTCATAAACATCTTAGCTAACCGTGTTTCCATGACAAACTCCACTAGATGTTTAAGATGATCTTCGGAATCTGCGCCATCTAGAATTTTTGAAATTTCGGCATTTTCATTTCCAGCCATACCTAAAAATTTCTTTGCAGCTGCAATAAGTGGTGTAACCTTTTCCTTTATATCTCCGTGCATAAACGACGCAATGCTTATGAGTTGCATGTGCTTCCAAAATGTCTCTTTAGGCATCTTTTCAGTTTTCCAAACCTCAGACAGATTCAAGCCTAGTACAATATGATCTGACTCAAACAAAGTCTCGTCTTTTTGAAGAACCTTGAGAATTTCCGGATAGAAATTTGTCTCAATGTACTTTACATCGTCTTCAATATTGATGACGGGTGAAAACCCGACAGTTTCTAAATCTTTCTTGAACGCTTCAAATGCTTCCATTTACAATTATACCTTTCTAATTCTTTAAAGCCTTTACGCACGATTTCCGCCGCGTGACGCCATTAGGTTCTTCTGCTCGTCAGATAAGCATACGCAACCCGTATCCGTCGTAAAAGCTGACGGGCAGCAGTCTGAATCGACTTTGTTATCAACGAGGAACATGAGTTCATTATCCTTCGCCGCCGCCGCAGGTAGAGGTGAAGTCCCCTTCAGATTCGTCGCTGGCTCATTCGCCGCCCAGCCGGAAACACCACCTCCCACATTGACCTGATCATACGGACCAATGCCACCCGCATTTAGGGGCATGCCTACTGGCTGCTGCATGAAGTTCTCCTGAGCAGCGCCAAAGAGATTAAAACGGACAAACAATCCAGCTAGGACGGCAGCGACTAGAAACGCAAGAACAAGGTTCGTCTTATTCATCTTTATTATGAATAAAGAGTTAAAAACCCGAGGCTGCAATCATCGATGCCAAGACTACAGCAACTACAAGAAGTTCGGGCTGAAATAAGGCAAGAATAATTGCGATAGCTAACATCGCAAACACAAATGTTTTCAGAATACTTATGAATAAAGTAACGAACGACCAAATAAAGTCTACAATAGCATTCACTAAAAACGCACCAATATATCCCTCACCTACAAACCGTTTCAGGACATCGCGAATCTTAATCAAGTAGTGGACAAACACGCTTGTGGAACTCGCAGCTTTTGAAAAAGTTGAAGATGCAAAACTGAGCATAAACATGCGCAGTTTTGTGAAGATTTCTCTGAACGCAGTTAGAGGGTCAGCTAAAGACCCCAACGATCCAACTGTCGTGGAAAACAATTGATGAATTCCGTCAAGTATGAATCCAAATATACTNCCCGCCATAGCATTCGTACAGTATGAAAAGTTTTCAGCGGCGTCTACATCAGGCCGTATCATCCCAGCAAATGGCATATACAACGGATTGCATCGATACTCATTCCAATGAAGTCTAATTTTTTCTATCGAACTTGATGCATGTACTATTCCCATAAGTAAAATAGCAGATAGTGTTGCTATAATGACTATAATCATCCCTATTTATTAGCACCGTTTTAATTCATTATTTCTATCTTGTTCGACATAACCGATGTATCCGTAATTAGATTGTACAGTATGCGATCTATTTGGTGTTTTACAACAGCGACAACGATTTCATTGCCCGAAAGAACATCGCCTACAACAATGTCAGAAATAGGAACATCGACCGTCTTAAGTGAAATAATAGTTGTTCCTGGAACACCTGTAACACGCCCAGTTTCTGTAAAATCCATAAATCGATGCTCTCCAATCTTGAATGATTTCCTTTCAGTGTTAATACATACAAGATTTGCACTGTCTATCGTGCGTATCGCATCAGGATGTTCAGACACTCGAATATATTTACCACCATACCAAACAGCGTGTCCTCCCGAAACACGAGTCTTACCTAGTACATACATCGGGACATCCTTACCACTAATACGGTAGACTGATGTTACGGAATTATTGTTATTGAGTAGATCTCCTAGTTTGAGATTTTTCATATACACGGTTGTTCCTGAATTAATTTCGATTAGCGTATCTTGGTCAAAGCAGAGAACAGACATAGTTTTTCCAATAGGTCCCGCAACGACTGACTCGCCAGTCTGCATCCCTCCGTAAAAGATGTACATAAATGACATCATGATACCAACTATACGGGCCATAAGTGTGCGCATACGAATAATGATATGTTGAAACTGAGACATCAAATTTTCAATCTTACCAAATACCGTTCCAACAATACCTAAGAATCCACTACGAGTATCGGCCATCATTCCACGCATATCGTTCATAGCTCCCGAGATATCGCCAATCACTGAATTGAATATCGAGAATTGAGACATTATGGGGTCCATTACAAACCCAGCATAATCCTGAAACCCTTTCATGGTACACTTCGTAAAGTTGGCACTCACATCTTGCCCAACCATTCCCGCCATAGGCATATACAATGGATGGCATCGATACTTAGGCCAGTTCTTTTTCAGGAAACTGACCTGTGAAAGTGCGAACAAATACAAGCTTGCACATACTGCAACGACTGTAGCCACAGCAATCACTGCAGTCTCCATTATATTACCAAAACGGATTTAACTAATTCAGATTTGTTAGACGCAATAATGGATTACCATAATATGTCTCTCGCCGAACTCAAGCAGGTTGCTCGTGACCGAACACCCAAGATCAAGAAGTATTACATCATTCCTCGCGCAAAACTTATTGAGCTGCTATTAATGGATAAGTTGCCCGATTCATTCATTATTGAAAAGAAGACCATCCACGAGCTTCGAAAGGAGGCTCAGGCGAAACAACTTCCGAATATTTGGAATTTGAAGCGATCAGAGCTTATGGAATTGCTCTATCCAACCAAAATGGATTTAAATGATCAACATACGGGTGTTCTCAAGAAGGATGTACGGCAACAAGACTAAGGAGGAAATTACTCAAGCGTATACATCTGTACACACTGGCGAATACCATCCATCGAAGGTTATCCCAGTTGGTTATTCCGGAGTGATCCGAGGTTCGATTTATCAAGAGACAACTGGGGTAGAAGTGACTGATGGTGAGTTTCTCGAACAGCCTGCAGATGATTTGATTAATTTTATGGAAGCTGATCTAACGATTGGAATGTATATCTTCTATAAGATTTCGAGACACTTTAGCTCACATTTGACTACTGATTATACCGAAACTGGGACATACGAGTGGGATGTGAATGTATCGTCAAAACATGGTATTTACATAACATTCTTCCTACCGGAGAGAGTTCAGTGGTTACCTAATATAAAATTCCAACATAACGCGGAAGACTACTATATTGAATTTACCGAAGCTTCAGAACCGAGCTCGCAGGAGAATGATGAGGATTATGATTATTGAAAGGAACATGATAGCCCAAATCAGGGTAAACGCGATAATGTATGGGTACAAATAGTGAAACACCTTTGACAAAATTGGTTGAAGAATGTTTTTTTCGAAATACGATTGGAATTCCGGTGAAGATAAAAACGACAAAGGATCGGACAAAGGATGCTTCATTCTCACTTATTTCACCAAGCGGTTTTCTAGTTTAGATTTAACCGACGAATATACTACAAGAATGCACACTATAATGATTACCTCATATGAATGTTATGGCGAAGGCTCTTCGATGCTGAAAAAGAATCTTGATGCCGTATTTTCTCAAACCTACCGTCCGCTACAATGCATTGTGTCTGATCACAGTAAAGACAATGTAATTCAAGATATGGTCAAAACACTTGATCATAAGGATATTGACTTCATTTATGTTCATTACAATGAAAACTACGGAAATCCCTGCCATAATTGGAGAAATGCTCTCCGATATGCATCAGGCGATACTCTGCAGTATATGTGTATGGATGAGCGTCCAGCCCATCCTGATGCTATTAAGAATGCAATACATCACATGAACGCGAACAATGCTAAGTGGATGGTATGTGCTCAAATAACCGAACCCGGTGGGCCATTTATTCCTAGTTGGAATGAAAGGCTTCTATATGGCGCCAATAGTATTGGAGGTCCGGCGGCCGCTATTTTTCGAAGTGAGTTCAAGGATGTAACATTTGACCCACAGTTCAACTGGCTTATGGATATTGATCTTTATTACCGACTCTATCTAGTGGCAGGAAGGCCACTTATTCATACTGAACCTACCTTTATAAATACACTACNCCCCAACCAATTAACCCACCGAGTGAATACAACTCAACGAAGAAATATCGAGATGGGGCTTATTTGTAAAAAGTATGGATCACCGCCACCACTATGTCCTTAAAACTATCGTTTATGATTTATTTTTTAGTATCTTCATATCAAAGAAAGATGAAGACTGAAACGACGCGCCTACTTCTAGCACTCGGAGGCTTCGTCGCCGTTGCCTGGCTAATTAGCAATTATTCCTCAGCCAAGGCGACTCTCGGTGAGGGTATGGAGCAGCTCGCCGGCTCGCTCGGTGTTCAGGGCCCTCTATCCGACTCAGGCCCCCATGGTCAGCCTATTCACGACAAGGGTGGAAATGCTCAGCCCACCGAGGAGCTCCAGGGCCGTCACCCGGCGTCCCAGTCAACTTACTCCGACACGACTCTAAGCGCCGCGGAACTACTACCTAAGGGCGAGCTCGGTGCCTCATGGGCGGCGGTCAACCCAGCCTCTATGGGTGATCTAAAGGGTCAGAACTTCCTCGATGCAGGCTACCACACCAACACGGCGGTTGCGGGNGTCACGCAGACGAACCGCAATGCCTCTTGGGATGTCCGCTCCGAGCAGCCTAACCCTCAGACGAAGGTTGGTCCTTTCCTCAACACGACGATTGAGGCGAACCCCTTCAAGCGTGGACTCGATGCCTAAATTCAACCTACTTAAGTAATAATGTGGCCTGCTGCAGTTTTGGGCGCTGGAGTTGCATTGGCAATCGCTTCAACTCGTGGCATAAAGAATCTAACCCAAATCACGAACACGGATGGAAAAGTATGTCGTGTTCAGGATTTACCGGATAAACAGGATGCGTGTGACCGTATGATCATTATACAAAAAAATCTAGAAACTCTTATCCGAAAATACCGTGAAGATCCGGCGACATCCGCAGATCCCCGAGTAAAGGTTCTGATACAGCGGTTCAATCCAAATAATATGTGCGAGAACGATTTAGATGCAGATTCTACATCATATTCGGAAAACAAGGGTGAGAAAATTGTGGTATGTCTGCGCGATAAGGCACCGCCATATAAGCTTGTAGACACAAATACCGTAATGTTTGTAGTACTCCATGAGATGGCTCATTTAATGACAACGACGATAGGTCATACTCCTGAATTTTGGACTAATTTTAAGAAGATTCTTCAAGATGCCGTAGCATGTGGAATATACCAAGCTACAAACTATGCACACTCGCCCGTTTCGTACTGCGGGATGCGTATTACGGATAGTCCAATATAAACGACCGCCGAAACAATGTGATTACATAAATAAGATGTTGAGGCGAGAACTTGAACAAATACATTCAAAAGAGAAACATACTGTTTCCTTTTTTGAAGATGATACTATCCAAGTCCTCAGAGAACAGATTGCCAAGTCCGCAGACAGTCATCCTGATCGAATGTTTATTCTTGTGGCTCTCAAACTGCCTGCCGATTACTACAAGAATCCTTTACATTGGGAAGGTCTATTTGCTCGATTATCGTATAATGGCAAACCTATTGAAAAGAAACCATTCACAGATTACCAGTTAGAATACCGATTTCCAAACACTTCGATTTCTTACAAGTCGTATGACCGTGCCGAATGGATGGATTATCCTCCCGAACTAGACTCTATTCATTCTCCCGTATCAGATTTTATAGAGTATCGAATTTTAGGAGTCGAAGAGAAGAAATCGTTTATTCTGCCGTTGGATTCAGATAATACTCTTATTAATAAAATTTCATCAGCGAATATTCCCATTCCGCAAAATAATGTTTTAGTGTCTTCTTTGTACCCCGCAAATATTGAGCGATTCGTGTATGATTTCTATACGGAAGAGAAAGAGACAGTCTATCATTATCCACTTCTAACGTCTGAAACACCGAACGTTATGTCGTTAGAATCTATTCGGCTACTCGAAAAGAACTCTAAGCTTCTTACCGATTTATTATCGTTAAAAGTAGATGAGGAAGGTGTTCCAAGCATTATCAAAACAAAGTTTTACATTCCATGGATCGAGACGGATTTTGGATCTGCGGTACGTACTCGCTTTGAACAAATTTTTTACGGATTGACTGTATCGAAAGATGTGCCATACATTTGCTTATTTACTTCGAATGACGATACAAACCGTCACAAGTTTTTTGTAGAAGATGTGAAGAACAAAACCCCTTATCTGAATATGTCATGGTGGACAAGCTGGACCAATATAAGTAAACCCCAGCGCAATATTCCCACACTGTTACTTTATCGCGGCAGTTCAAAGCACCATTTTGATCGAATTGCGATCACTGCCAATGATATGATTATTTCTTCGTACCGTCCCGAAAATAGTAAGGAAACGCTGTCTGAAATTCAAAAATCATGTAATAAATGGCTAGGAGAATTAGATTCAGTTCTTCCTTACACAAATGAAAATGATATAAAAACAAATCGATGGGAGTTACAAGATTTATCGTATGTATTAAAATACGAGTCGAATGCTGATCTGAGTCTTCTTCGATTCAATTGCATCTCGTCAATTTATGGAATTCCGGATAAAAGCAAATCTGTATTCACGCTTCTTCGAAATGACCACGAGAATCATGGAATTGGCGCACTTGAACTCAAGATTATTCAGATGATGCGCGAAGGACCTATTGATCCCGATACGGTAGCGGAAGAGCTATCAATGACCCGAGAAAATGCCAAGAAACTCATTTCGTCCGTTACAGGAAAACTAGAAGAAAATTCAAGGTTAGGTGCTCGCGTTTTTCGCGGGTATCCCACAGTCTCATTTGGTCCAAATTTTGCGCTTGTATCTACGGTCACCGAACAGGATCGATCATCAAAATATGTAGATATACTGCGATACATTCTGAGTTCCGAAGACTCCGAAGACCTAAATAAAATATGTCCTCCACGACTCCAAAAAGTAGATGTAGAAAGCGCCGTTATAAAAACTGATGTTTCGTTGGATGCTGCGGTCATAAACGAATATGATGATTTATTTGATGAGAGTTTTGATCCAACTGAAAAGGCCGAAACCGAAACGACTACAACGGAAAGTGTTGCAGAATCTCAAATTGTAGCTCCGATATCTAGACAGACAACAAATTACGGATACTTTCATTCAAAGCTACAAGAATTCGATCCACAAACTTTTCCCGAAAAATCACTGTATCCTAAAAAGTGCAATTTAAAACATCAGCCGGTCGTCTTAACCGATAAAGATAAGAAAGGTCTAGCAGATCCCACGAATAAAAATAAGGGTGAAGGAAAATATAATCCATATAAAACTGGGTCAGACGACAAGCGTTTGGATGTAGAAAATCCCGACGGAACTCTTATTTGCCCCGAGTATTGGTGCATGAAAAACGAGATTCCTTTACGCGAAGAAGATTTGGTCTTTGATGAAGAGGGTGCCCATTGTCCTGTATGTATGGGTAAACTCCAAACAAATAAGAATGCGGATGTTCGGCAGTATCCTCTCATCAAACGCGATACCGGTTTCAATTTTCCGGGGTACATGAAGTACAATTCTCCTACAAACGGAAAAGCGATGCCTTGTTGCTATAAGACTGCATACACCAAAACAGATAAGGAAGTAGAAGTAAAGGATAAATACTATGTCTTTAAAACCAATCATCGCGACCTAAAACCCGGTCGATTGGCTAAACTTGATGACAACTTAATTCGGTCATTACATCTTGGTGAGAAGTATACCCTACTCGATAACCAGCGTATTCCGGAATCTGCCAGTGGGTTTTTCCGCGTAGGTATGGGGCGTATATCAGAAACTCTGCCTAACTTTTTGGGACTGAAAGTTGCTATCCCGTCTCCGAAAGATGCCGTAGACACCGTGATGAAATGTTCGTTCTTTTTTACTTGGTCCAAAACTTCCGATACTCATGTCCGTGATATTGAAGAAAAACATGCAGATTTGGACCGCAATATAGTCCGTCTGATTTCGGGTATCGAGGATGCTTTTACGAACAAAGAGTTATCGCCAATCGAAGAGCTGGAATACTCAGCCATATCGTTGAACTGTGATGTATTCCGCGTGTCCATTGATACAATGAAAGTTGGATGCTTATTTTATACTCCTCTCGTTCGTCAAAAAACTCGAGCGATCACAATTCTTCAATCAAACGGAGATATCGATATCTTGAGTTATGTAAAACGAGCCCATAGCGGATTTGGGTTCATTTCAAATGTATATGATGATCCGTTCAAGAAAGATACCGTTACAACATTGGAAACACTGCGCAATTCATCATGTTCTTCCGATATCCCATCGTACAATACAGCGCTGGGTATTATTGGTAAGATTTATGCGGGAGATAAATTCTCGATAATTTTGGATCCATTTGGACGAGGACAAGCGATGTATATTCCCGACAAGATAGTCTTGCCATTCAAAAGCACGCCATTACCCGAGTCAGACTATCCACACATTTCGGGTTACAAAAATATCGATCGCCTTCCGTCACTGGAACTCATGAAAACAAATCTCATAAAAGCGTCAGAATCATCAAAAGGATATGAATTTCAGGAAGAGTTATTTAATTCTCGTAACCAAATTGTGGAAATTCTGACAAAGAGCGGGCTTCGTATTCCCATAAAGCCGGACGATGGCAAGAATGGTGAAGCACTACAGGTCTTGGAAAGTATTCGGCAACTAGGTGAAGAATCTCTCGTGTTTGGCAATCCCTCCGAAGACTTGAAGACTGTACATTCTGACATATCATACGAATCGGAAGTGTATGAATTCCTCATTTTTCAATTAACGAAAGATCTGCAAGTCACAAACTTCGATGGTCTTCGCGATTCATTAAACGAAAGTCCATTAAGGCGTAAAGCAGTTGAGCCACGGCTTAAGAGATGGTTTGAAAAGTTTGTAGCATTTACAAATATTGAAACCCCACACGAGTTTATTTCTAAGATTCGAACACCATGCGGACAATTCAAGAAGACGCCCGATCTGTGTAACAAAGGTAATCTGTGCGCATGGGATCCCAAAGACAATATCTGTAAAATCAATATCAAAAAAACAGTCAAACAAGATAAACTGTTTAATCGGTTATTTGTCACATTGTTCAATAATTCAAAAATTCGTTCTATGGTTCTAGACGGAAGAACCACGCCGTTTTTTAGTACAATTTTGTATATTTCTTTACCACATGAACTCATTGTAACTGATACTCAAATATCATCGATCTTGACTGGCTGAACACTATAATCAAACTCAAACCCATTCTCGGTCTTACCCGTCTCAATTGCATCCTTATCAGTTTCCTTTGCGAGAACCCTCTTATCGACTGGAGAGACATCATTGATTAGAGCGATCTGTGCATCGGATATGAGCGCAATCATTTCCAATGAAGCAGGTCCCAGCACTCCGGTCTCGGCAATGAGTAGAAAGGATCCAACATCCACAAATGACGAATGCTTAGCACGCCCGCGAAACCGACCGGGAATAATTGCTTGTGCGATGATGCCTTTTTCGCCAATACAGTAGACGACCTCCACGCGCCCGTCCCCGAGGCGCTTAAGACAGCGGGCAATATGAATATACTTCGTATCCTTTTTTCGTAAGTCATCGATGTAATCGCGAACAATGGGATCGCTCTTGTTTGTAAAAGTCTTCTTGCCGTGCGGATGCATTTTGTTTGGATTTGCTTTATATTGCGATTACTGGTTCTAAGCTTGAACATAATCAATCCGTTTTAGTACCATCGCGAGCGGCCACCAGTAAAAAGAGAGGGCTGAGGGGGGAATTCCTGATTGTAGCCATACCATACTAGAGCAACGCCACCAGCAATCCAAAGAGCACCCCATACCCAGCTGGTTGTACGCTTCACAAACATTGAGTAGAGCGTCCAAGCGGCTAATACAGCTCCGACAACAATTAGAAGCCAACCAATCATTTATAATTAAAAACTATTATTTGGCGATAGATATCACCATGTAATAGGTTTTTGGATTTTGCTCTGTTGTAGTTGTTTTTGATGTTTAGTTTGGGGAGATGCCCACCACCAGTTTTACGAAACTGGAAACCTTTAGGTATTTACGCCGTGGGCTTGAGGAAGTGGACCTTGAGGAAGCTCTGGAGGTTTAGGTAGGTGACCTCCTGGCCGTCCTTCGCGCGGAGGAGCTTGCCGAGCTTGGCATCGGGGATGATGCGGCGCTTGAAGGTAGGGTCGAAGCACGAGTGCGTCTTGACATAGGTCGCAATGAACTTCGTGACATCCGTCTGAGAGCGCTGGCTCTTGGGCGATAGACCCATGAAGCTCGCGAGCTCGTCGGAGATCGGGCGGAGCTTTAGGAACGCGTTGTTGGCGCGGCGGGCCTCCCACGCAGAGCGCTCCTCGGGCGTCATCGTCGCGGGGTCCTTCTTGTGGCGGCGCTTGGAGTTGCGCGCATCACGCTTTAGGGCCTTCGTGGCCTCAACCGCCTCGGCAACTAGGGCGCGAACGCGTACCGTCGTCTCCGCACCTAGGGCACGGAGGCTCTCCTGGAGCGTCGCTAGGATCGTGGCGGCAGAGCGCTCGGCACCGGCCTCAACGGCGACGGCAACGGCTGGGGCAGCGGCGGCCTCAACTACGGGTACAACAACCTCCGCCTTGGCAGCAGCGGCCTTGCGGGCGGCCTTCGCGGCTGCGGGCGTCTCGGCGGCAACTGGGGCAGTCTTGGTCTCCTTCTTGTTGGCTGGCATCTTGTTTGTCTTAGTAACTGACTTGACGGAATCCATTTCTAACGCGGGTTATGAATATAATAATCCTTACCTGTTTAAATCATAGTCTCACAACTGCACTAATAATTATAAAACATAAAGTATATGGTTCAGCAGAATCGTTCAATATGGACAAAATAGCCCTGGCAGCGTTATATGATGCTTGAAGTGAACCATATTTAAACTTTGAAAATTTACTTATCACAGTCTTCATCCACACGACATATTTCTTTCGACAAATGGGAGTTTTATGTTCGGCAGCATAAGCAATTAAGTCGATATATACAAGATTCAGTAAAATATACAGTTGAGTCTTATTCAGCGAAGCAAACAACAAGTGATTCATATCTTCAAACCCATTTTCTTCAATAATTTGACACATTTCTAACCATTTTCGGTCAACTCGTTCTGATAAATCCGCGTAAACAGGTTCTGCGTGCAAATTAAATATTCCTTGGCGCTTTCGTATTTGGCATAGCTTTCGTAACCTCTTCCTATCATCAAGAGTTAGTGGCTGACGAGTATACGGATTCAATGGTTTGGGGGTATTTCGGACATATTGGTATAAACTTCGAATATCAAACCAGTAAACTTTTCCTGACTCGGTAAATGCAAAATAATCGAGAGGAGAAACTTCAGTCTTAGAGTCCATTGTAACCAACTCTTCGGTATTGTGGCAATCTCGGCGGTTCAAAACACCTGGTCCAGCTAATCGTATTTTATTTCGAACAAAGTATCCTCTCCAATATTTTTGGATTATAGACGCTTTACCGTTATTGCCATTCAAAATAGACCAAATGCGTTTCTCTCGAGACTTAATATGTTTACCGCAGAAAAGAAGACCTTTCAGTGCTAATGATGTGCACTGATCCAAACTGGTTTTATTCTTGCAAGATGCGCACAAGACCATTATTTCTATAAACTGAAACCTTTCGTTGAAAACGGATTCCAAGTCTTTAGAGTTGGAAATATCAACACCAATCAAAATGAACGGCCCAATTCACTCCACTGCAATCGATGTCAACCAGATCAACTTTGTCCTTGGTCAGAAGCGTGCAGGTCGTAATCCTCCTATCAACATGAAGTACAACGGTGGTAATCTACAGATTCGCCTGCCTCGCATTGGCTACCCTGGCGGCTGCCTTGTCCGCGAGGGTGAGACGGGCATGAAGACCTATACGCTGATCGGTTCTCTCAAGGGTTGCGATCCTTACGGCAAGGATCGCTACCAGGGTGCCGATGAGGTTGGCAAGCTCTACAATCTGCTCTCCGATCTAGAGGAGCGCATCATCAAGGCTGCCGTAGATAATTCGGTTGCGTGGTTCGGCAAGAAGCGTTCCGAGGAGGCCATCCGTGACAGCTTCAAGCGTATCCTGAGCTTCTCGACCGACAAGGTCGATGGCGAGTATGTGCCCAATGGCAAGTACCCTCCCAGCTTCCGCGTGAAGGTTCCAGTCTACGACAACAAGGTCTCGTCAGAGATCGTAGACTCAAACCGCAACCCGGTGTATGTCACGCCCGAGACGCTCGAGACGAAGGACACGCCATTCCCCAAGGGCGTAGAGGCTAAGCTGGTAGTCAGCGGCAGCATCTATGTCATTGCTGGTCAGGGTTTCGGTGTGACTTGGCGTCTAACGGATGCTCAGGTATTCCCTCAGCGTCGTATGGGTGCAGCTGCGATCTTCGCCGACGAGGACGATGATGCTCCTACGGCTGATGGTGAAGTTCAGGAGTCTCAGGCTCCCGCGGACTCTGCACAGGCTCAGGAGGAGTCTGAGGTTCCTCCAACGCCAACTGATCAGCCAATTCAGTCAGCGACTCCGGCTGCTCCGGTTCGCAAGCGCCGGGTGGCGGCGTCAAGCTGAGGTAAGACCAAACTTTAGAATCTGATGGCGCTGTATACACAACAAACGAATCATCTAAAAACAAAATAGAAAAATCCGAAACTAAATAATCATAAACGGTCGCGTCTGAACACAGAGGCGATAACGATTTTTTATTGCATGTTTGGCAGTGATGTATAGTTGGGCGGTTCAGAATAAACTCGGGAGTCATAAGCCGTATATTACTTCCAAGAGCTCGATCGAATACCGTCTTAAAATCATCGTCTAAACAGTCCTGATAGGCTTCTGCAGATAATAAAGACCATAACGTCGTGTTTTGTTTTTTCCATCCAGTTTCTTGGAATAAAGTTCCAAACGGGTTGTCGTGAAACCACAGCGAATGGAATATTTCGGGTGCATCGGGATCATGCTCGGCTAGTCCTACACGAACAAGATTATCATCATACAACCAGTAAACATTCCAATCAGGATATCCCGGATCTAAGCAACCGCGAAATACTTCACGGCCATTATAATTCCACTCTTCGGCGTCATAATCATCATCCTGATCGGCAATATCTTCGGAAAAATTCCGATATACATATCCTGGTTTCAGTACCGAGAACATTGTTATGATCGCGGTTAATCAAACTTTACAGTTAGACGCACATCGTGGCGTGAAATAGACTTGGTGGCCGAATGAGACAGTTCATGGCGCTTTTTCTTCGTCTCGAGCGTCTTGCTTTCGTGAAGCCGAGTTTCCATATCTGCATGAACCTTCTCATGATGCGTATCAAGATAATCTAGAATACCATCGGTAATAGCCCACTCGAAGAAGTTAAGTTGACCTACAGTCGTTTCAATATCGCGAAACTTAATACGCTTCCATCGGCAGAATGGATCAAACATGCGCTTACTATACGCCTTGAGATGAGATTTGTAGGAGAGGTACACGATAATATGTTTTTGAGATTTCGTCATATATGAAACATTGAACTTTTTGGCATAATTGGTCACAAACCAATCAATCAGTCGAAGAGATAGGTTTGACGAACCGTCAAGAATACCTTTTACTCGAGCGATGTGCTCCCCGTTCGCATAAAATCGTTCTAACCGATGAAGGACCCACTGTTCCTGCGTTTGGATCTCCTGCATTTGTTACAATACGGATTCCTACATGTAAAACGGTTTTAGCATACTTAAGTAATACAAACTCAATGAATCATGTCGAACTACTTCTTGAAAAATATGGTCAGGATGATCAGCGTACGGATGCTTGGCATACTAAACGAGGGGAAATGCTTACCGCTTCAGAAATCCACAAAGCGTGTAAAGACGCATCTCCCGCTCTAAAGCACGAGATTATCATGTCCAAGCTTGTACCGCGAGAACGAACCCCTCCCGGAACTGGTCCTAAAGCTTTGCTATGGGGGACAAGGTTCGAACCAATTGCTAAGCTAATTTATACAACTCATTTTCAGGGAGGTATTGAAATCGTTGATACGACATGTGTACCGCACCCTGTTCACTCATTTCTTGGTGCATCTCCCGACGGAATCATTATCACAAAGGATAAGGAAGATTTCAGGTACGGTAAGCTAGTGGAATTTAAGTGTCCTATTTCTCGAGAGTTTTCCGATAGTACTCCGATTCCGGACGTGTATTATCATCAAATGCAGTTACAGTTGGAATGTACTGGAATGCAGGAGTGCGAGTACATTGAAATGAAGTTTCGTGAAGTGAATTATTCGACTTGGGTTGATGTCAAAGATAAGATCAAATCGTTCTATGTCGTCTTCGAGGATGGCGAAGTTGTCTACCGTGACCTGAACGATACTCGCGATGTCCCAACCTGGCGTCGTGAAGTTCTTGATGAAAAAGATGACCGAGATTTCAGTACCACTTACTGGTACTTCGATACGATTCGCAATTCAACTGTTCCTCGCGATCCTAACTGGCTTTCGTCTAACTTGGAAAGCTTTACTGAAATTTGGAATATTATTCAGGAACATCGTAAGAATGGAACTTTACCCGATCACCCGAAAGAGAAAAACATACTAGTTCTCTGAAATAGCCTTGATTGTCGAGGGGACATCAGGCGTCTGTTGAAACACATAGTTCTTCGGAGCAATCACATCAAATGATCCAGCGTTAAACATGCTCGATAACAAGTCATCTGCGGGAAGATTAATCGCATTACTAATAAGCTTATTGACTCCAGTCTTTGATACAAAGTATGCAGTCAGTCGGTTAAAGAATTGCTTTTTAACATTAAAATAAGTGTCATTGACTGGTGTTGTGTGGACGAAAGGATACCAATCAGTCATAGCGATGTGTGCCATGTCATAGTGTTTGGGAAGATTTGAAATAGCATCATTCAGAGCATACAGATCTCCACATAGCTGAGCATCATCTTCAAACACTAGATAGTTGTTAAACTTTGGATCATCTCGAAGTTTTTTGTACACTGTCATATGACTCATAGCACATCCAAATTCGCCCGTTGACATTGGCTGGCCATTCAGACGAACGTTTGGATCATGAGTATAGGATACACCTTCGTATGTCAATGTATTATCAACTCGTTTAACATTCTTTCCATTTACGCCATAAAACACTTCGGTATCTATTCCAAGCTTATAGAGAACATTTGTAAGTTTGCTAATCATAACAGAACGATCAACTTCCTTCAAAGTAATAATCACTGCCTTGGTACGAGTTATGACTCGCTTCAAATTTGGAAAGAACCCATAAATATTCAAGATTTTAGCCTTCTCTGAACGAATCGCATCAATGCGCTGAGACCACCAATCGTCTGCAATAGCCTGATCAATAATCTTACGAGCGGCATCAAAATCTTCTAACGGAAGACGCACAAATGCCTGAGAATCAATGTAATCCTCCAAATTCGGGCATCCCCAGTAGAACGCTAAAACTTCATTCAAAATAGGTTCCCAAATCTTTTCAGTCGCATAATTCGTCTCAGCATTGTTTTCGGCGGCAATGCAATATTTAACTTTTGAGTAAATATTTGATCGCAATTCGTCGGGAACTTTGCCCCGATAACAATCAAGATTGTTGTAATTTTGTCGTCCATATACTTTAATCAAATCCTGATTTGCTTTTACAAACGCAATACGAAGTTTGTGTCCGGTATCCCAGCCGTTACCACTCAAGATAGATACAACATCGTCAGTCTTTACGGGAAAGCTGCTAGGAATTGGGAAATTCCACTGGACTCCATTCAGGTACTGGTGATCTTGAATGCGGTAACACGTTGCCGGATCATGTTTCGGCCAAAGCTTTGCACCCCAATTTTTTGCCGGATCATATACAGTAGGTTCCATCTGATAAATAATTGCTTTTGTCGGATCAAATGACCCAGTTCCCGGCTTATTGATAATCACATCAAAGTCTGCATCATCGGACGTTGTTAATTCAATCGTTGAAGGTACTGGCATTAAAGACCACTCGTCTATCAGTTTTTTAGATGACTGCCAATCGCACAGCATCTTTACGCGAACCACATCGCCAATTACAGCTGATTTCTTAATAAACACACCATCCCGTTCACCAAAGTACTGAGATTTTGTAAGACGACCGATTTTATTCTTAAAGAACCCTAACGTATTAAACGCTACACACTTTGGATCGGCCATAGCGATTTCCATCAGTTCATATACATTTTTACCGCCATGATGGTAACAGTCGTTACCCATCTGATCAACGCCGGCTTTGAATTCAAAATGTTCTGACGGGTCTACAATACTATCAAAGTTCAATCCCTTAAATTCTTTCTGAATATCGGAATCCACATCTTGGCCCGGAGTTTCATACCACTCTGAAAACACGATCTGTGGACGAATCTCGTATGTTTTGAGTTCAGTACATATTTTCATGACATAATCAATTCCATGACGAATACCGTTCTTTTCGATGTAATCTAGTAACACTTTTGCACCAGTCTTATTAATAGTATACCCGAATGTCCCGCCAATATTTAAGTTTTTATCATTAGGGACTATTTCTGCAGTGTCGGTTTGAGTCACATATGTATCGGTCGTTGCTTCGCGATTCTTTGAGAACATATGATATCCTAAAAATAGACAATCAAACTTGTGAAATCCTGGCTTTAGTCGATCGTACATTTTCTTGAAGTTTGGTACAAGAGTTATATCGTCTTCAAAAATTGTATAATACTGATTGGCAGTATCCGTTAAGAGCGATTTCCATAGATTGTAATGCGTAAGCGCACATCCAACAACTCCAATCCGGCTACCAAAATCATTACCGTTAAACAGTTTCTTTAGGAAAAGGTTCGGTTTGAGTTCAGCCCCATCTACTGCGTCCACAAACTGAATATCACTCATTCCAGCATCATTAAATATTTTTGTTACCTGCCGTTTACGGTCGGGACGGCGTTTGAGGTTAATAATCTTAATATTACATGACTTTGAAAATTGCGACTCATTATTCAGATCATAGGCGTTCTTAATCGTATCCGAATTCTTGTCCTTCGTCAGACGACCAATATGCCGGCAATGAATACCGTCAAAAAACGCAGTCTTGTATCCCGCAGCGACCCAGCGGTTCGCATAATCCATCTCGAAGAAAGTGTTCGGACTATCAAAATTACCCAGTTTCAGAATGACCGATGCATCCATGACGCCTGGACGGAAACTGTAATGTGGCCAGTAATGACAGTTTGGGTAATTCGCGCTAGTGTTCTTATGGTCATGTAGAACAAATCCCGGAAGGAGCGGTAAATGTCCTCCTAGTTGAATATCTTCGATGGTTTCGGCATAATTTCGATTAAACAACACCTGCCGTATATTTCCCGACTGTTCCAAAAACTTAATAGATTCGGTAATGTAGTTCTTCTTCGAATGGAATAGGAAATCATCTTCAATATGAACCCAGTATTTAGGATTTAGCTCTTTCATCTTGTTCCAAATAATATTCATACTTGGACGATGACCCTTTTCGGCTTCTGTCTTATCGTAAAACACAATCCAAGGATACTTTGTCTTCATTTTTGATCGGTCGGATGCGCTAGAATTGTCATCTACACAAAACCAGTACCCAATCTTTTCTTTGTCCAAAAAATGGTTCATAATGGAGTTGACAGTTTGCTCAAATAAATCGAACCGTTTGCATGAAGTAAATGATAGGAATACGTCTATAGTCTTTGTCTTCACCTTAATTGGTTTCGATGGTTTAATAAGATCATTTTTATGTTTCTTGAAAAGGAGATTCCAAATGGTGACGAGGGCTGGATTTGAGGAGGTATGAATAATGCTTGTTAGTATGTAAAACATATCTAAACTATCGATATCGTCTAGCAGTTCATGTACATAAAACCGCAAAACATCAAATACCGCATTTTTAATATTATTATTCGCACTGTCTAGAATAACATGTTTGGCACAAGAAAATCCTACTTGTTTTTCTTTCGTATTTAGCGCCGACATAGATGCATAGTATTCCAAAAGTCCTTCGTATGGTTCACGAAAAAGAAACAGTTTATTTTTGGGATCCGGGTTGTACTTCTTGTGCTTGTGATAAAGCATCATCACAAGCTGGTGCATATTCGCACGCCGAAGTCTATCACATGCAAAGACGACTCCTTCAATACGTTCGGGATCAAATTCAGATGATTTTAGAAAGTAGTAAATAGACTTTTCGAAATTATCCTTTCGTTCGTATAGTTGACCCAACATCACGCATGAATAATACCGCTCCTGTACCCAGTTTGGTAGGGTATCTGCTATCAGCGTATACCATTCAATGGCATCATCTACTTGATTGGAATCTTTGAAACTTTGGGCGCAGTAAAAAGCGTACCGATTTGCTAGATCATTCCCAGCCTCCTTTTCCTTATAATAAGCGGCCTTCAGAATTTGGGCATCCTTGTGATACTTTTGCGGGTCTTTACTACGGTCGCCGGTCTTTCCCGAGTCAACATAGTAATCGCCATCGAGATAAAGCTCTCCGTTCACTGGCTCTTCAGCTTTTAGGTACTCGTGAAGTACACCAACATACATCCACTTCTTGCGGTTATTTATGAGCTGAGGGCGATAGTAAGTCATTCCGCTTCCAAATTTTAGTAGGTAACAATCGTGCGTCCATTCGACCGGTAGATTAAAGTTTCCATACATAGTATCGTCGGCATCAAAAATTAGGAGATAGTCTGATTTGTTGTAACCTGCGCGAAGAGATATGGTTCGATTATGACCAAAATCTCGCCACTCGTGCTGAACAAGCTCTCCGGGTATGCCCTTTTTGGCAAAATAGTTACGAATTATATCTTGAGTCCCATCTGTAGATCCTGTATCGCATATTACCCAGTAATCAAAGGTAATATACTTAGCTAGGTTATCAAGAGTTTTTTCTATTACATGGGACTCATTTTTTACGATCATGTTTAAACATATGGACTTACCCAAATGCATTTTAGTTAGTAATCTTGGTGTGTTTATACAGGAACAAACGAGTTAAATGCGTTTACGCGAAACGGCGTTTCAATCCCGTCAACTGGCGGAACATCTTGGGTCATCATCTTAAAATGATTGGTCTCTTGAGCAAAGGACGATGTGCGCGTCTTATCCGTCTTCTGCTCAGAAGACCGGTCAACAAACTCTGCGGCAAATCCCTCGCGAGGTTTCATAACATACCAAATAACGGCAAGGGCGACTATAACTGCTACAAATGCCCAGTTCTTCATTTGATTTAAGCGTGTAAAAAATGGAATGATGTTTTCATAGTTATTAAGTAGTAAAGGAATGGATGAACTATCAATTGCCGCTCTACAAGAGCTAAAGAAGACTCGTCCTTTGTCAGCTGAAGAAATTGCGCTATCAACTATTCAGGAGATGCTGACGTCTCGTGGTTTGGTTTCAGATAAATTTGAACTCGTTCCGAGCACGATGGAGGGTACGAAGATGTACTCTTTCGCAGGCATTCTTCTCATTTTCAGCACGAAGACTCGTGTGTCTGAGAAGGAACTCAATAACTTTCTAAGTTTCGCTGGTGACAACAACTTTGCGTCAGGCATTATTATTGTGAGCCCATCTCGGCCTTCAGAATCTGTTATGAAGGTGCTTATTGGACACAATGCCGTGCGCGAGAATGTATATGTCCAAATCTTCGATATCCGCAGTCTCGGGTTTAATATCAGCAAGCATCGCAAGGTTCCCCAGCACCGTATCGTTCGAGAGAACGAGAAGCCGGACATTATCAAGAACTACAATTTGAAATCTATCGAACAGATCCCCAAGATTCTGAGCCAGGATGCAATGGCCAAATTTATTGGGGCTCGTCCCGGAGATGTTGTAGAAGTGTTGNGGTTGTGCGAGACTTCGGCGGATAATTTGCGGTATCGTTATTGTATCGCAGAAGGTATAAATGGATAATCAGTTCAATACCCTGATGCGAAGTTACCATGATAACTATCTTCAATACAAATTAACCGGAAACCCGAAATACCAAATAGCGTATGAAGCTGCCGAAAAGGGGTTAGATTCTATCATTTTGTCTAAAAATAAACAGGTAGAATCGGATACCCAAAATATTCAAAATACGATTGGAGCCGATGCCGAAAATAAGATGAAAGATGTAAAGTCCCAATCCGTTCATTTGGGGCAAGGTTTAGTTGATGAACATGATGCCGAAGTTGCTTCGGAAATGCGCTTATCGACTCCGGTTCAAACTCCATCAACTCCTATTTTTCAGTATGTAGCTATCGGTATTATGGTCGCCACGATTGTGGCATTAAGCGTTGTATAGCTCCTCCCGTAGCAGCAATGACACTCGTTGTCCACGATGCTCGAATAACCAGGAATACTACGATGACACACAAGAAGATCAGAACTCCTAAATATACCGTATACATAGTTTGGGCACTTCCTAGATTTTGACTATTTGTGGCATGAATGCGTTTTAGGGTACTGAGTTTGTCAGACGAAGCTTGCATTTCTTGAAATTCTTTTTGGTAGGAAATAAGATCAGCCGTTAGGTCAGCCAGTGTTTTTGAATCAAAAGAATCTGCTCCTTTATTCAAAACTGCTAAAATGTCTTTTAACTGGGACGAAAGTTCCTGGTTAACAGCCAGTGCACGCTGAATAAGCGCCTGTTGCTTTTCCGGATCAGTTTCCTGGATTGCAGCGGATGCGGCAGTAGAATATTCGGATTTTAGATACGTGTATTGCGTTTGAAACTCGGCAAGCGCTTTATTTCGAGAGTCTACAAACTCTTTAATATCCATTACTTTTGTCGCATAATAAATAAATGTCAATTAACTCATTAAGTGTTGGATTACTGGCAAATAAACAAACGGGATCCGTCAAAGGATCTCCTTCCGATGCATCCCTTATAACGTCTATGCGTCGTGCTGCGGTGAATGTTCAGTTTCAGTATGCCGCTACATCCGGAAATACGGTACCTGCAAACAACAAAAAAGTTCTTACTGACCAGCCAAATACTCGAGGATTTGCTGATTCGCCATACATTTCTGCAGTAGGACGTGGATTAAGTAAGAACTTTTTGAAGACTTTATAATAACATGGCAGATTTTCAGGCTGCATACGACCAAACGACTCAAGATATAAACAACACTCTGTCAACACAGTTATCGTCTGTGCTGACATGGGCTAATATTCCAGGAGAACTGCAAAAAGTTTCTTCCTCAGCGTATGGATTTGCATGGGGATTTAGTGGATCGTCTGTATACACCTGCCAACTTCCTTGTTCAGGCAATTGGCAACCCGTTGACTTATCAAAGTTTGACATTGGCGTAGTTTTAGATATAGCTACCGATGATACAAATGTATACATTCTTGTGAACTCTTCATCGAACATTGTTATTCTCACAAATACTGCAGATGGGCGTGGCGTATGGAATGTAGTTCCGGTTCCATTTCCTGCTTCGCAAATATTTTCAACTCATTCATACATTTGGGCCCAGGATTCTCAAAATAATAAACAGAAGTGTCCCAAACCGTGCACGACCACAAATTGGATTGCCGAGTCAGAAAATAAAGTGAAGATCACATCATCATCTTCAACTTCGTTGTACGGCAAAGATTCAAGTGGAGTTGGACTGAAGACGGATGAAGTTCTCCAATCGGGATGGTCGCCAATTGTGGGACTACTTGGAACAAAGGTAAGTTCGGTTCTTGGACAACTCGATAAAACTTCAGTGTATGCGGTCGATCCAACATCGAAGGTTTTGAAATGTGAAGGCGATTGCTCTACAAACGCAGTATCTCCAGTTGATACTCAGGGGTACACGCCCCTAAACTTAACCGCTGATCCCGGTTCTAAACTATTGTGGTTGACGGCTCAAACAAAGGGAGATTTGGGTAATATATTTAGTCGTCCGGATAAGCCGGATTATTCAACGATTATGAATACCATAACTCCACTCGATAAACAGCGAGATGCCGTGGTTACGGATGTAGTAAAGGATTATAACCAACAGACTGGAGTCATGACTGTAAATAAACAAGTTTCAGATATTGAATCTTTCTTTAAGAAGATATTTGGAGACCAGCATAAATCAACTACAAACACTAAAAATGCCTCGGGACATTTACAGCAACTCATTTCCGACCAGCAAGTCACCTTAGATCAAATCAATTCAGTACAGCCTATTATTTCGGGATTTGTTTATACTCTGATTGCGGTTGTCGTAATATATTTAGTCGGTTCTATATTAGGATCATTCATTCATTGGATTGCATTTTTGGTTCTGCTTGGAGGAATCTACTTGACTATAAATAATGGCTTCAGTAGCTCCACCTTGTGGACCGGATTGTTTAAGGCAGCGTAAACTCGATGGTCTAAAACTAGCTATGGACATGGCTGAAAAAAATAAAGATCAGAACCCGGTAGCTTATTCTGAGGCTCGAACGAATTACTATACTCTGTTGAAGGGACAGGGCTGGTTAGTTGCCGAAAAGCAGAGCATTGCTCAAAGCGAAGTAGAGCCAGTTTTAGGCAGGTATGCGCAAGCATACAAAACTCTTGAACATAAAGATAAATCTCAAAGCCAATTTGCACACTTAGCTGCAGCTGTAAAATCACACGAGGAGGACAATNCCCTTCTATCCAAACAAGTCAATAAAGTTCACGATAAGGTTGATGTGCTAAAGCGAACGACCGAATTAGCGTCTACGACCAATGTTGGGTCGTATCTTCCGTGGATTCTTGATGGACTCATTGCACTTCTTGGACTTGTCATTGTATACTTACTTTACCGGCGATTCACATATGTTCCGCCTACTGTTGTAGAGCAGGTTGGGCAGGTTCTAGGTGGACGAATTAAGTCTCGGTAAATAACTAACATGGACGTTGCATACATATTTTTGGCACTTCTCATATTACTCATGTATGGAGTAACTACATGGTATTCTTCCATTGAAGGATTTGAAGATGGTAAGAGTGTGGCGCTGCACGATGCTGATATTTACGACGACACGTATGCTTCAATTTATGATGTCCTGTGGAACTCGAATGAAAAGTTGAAGTATGAAGAAGTGTCTTTACAGGACATAGCATTAGCTGATTGGCCTACATCTGCAGTCCGTATCCTAGATATGTGCTGTGGTACAGCGCCTCATGCATGCTGGTTCAAGAATTTAGGCGTGGAATATGTGGGTGTTGATGTGTCTGACGCTATGATTAAGAAGGCCCGCGATGGATGCCCATCTGCCAAGTTTCAGAAGGGAGATGTGACAAATGGGCATCTATTCCCACAGAAATCAGTGAGTCATGCAGTTCTTTTGGGATTTTCAGTCTATATGTTTGAGAACGCCAAGATTCTTTCGGACAATGCTTACCAGTGGCTACAGCCAGGAGGATGGTTTGTGGTTCATATGGTTGATCCCGATAAGTTCGATCCCTTACATGAAATTGCATCTCCATTTGCCGCATTTTCACTCCAAAAGTATTCATTGGATCGCGTAGTTGATTCCAATGTTTACTTCGATAAATTCAAGTATCTAGGCCGTTTCAACAAGAAAAAGGACGAGGATAACGCGACATATGACGAAACTTTCACTTATTACGATAAAGAATCGAATGGAGGAGTAAAGTACCGCGAAAACAAGCTGCAGTTAACCATGCCTTCAAAAGAACGCTTAATTAATATTATTCAGACGAGTGGGTTCCAGCACAAGGAAACTGTGGACCTCGTTCGCTGCGGAAAAGAGTATCAATATATCGTATATTTTTCAAAATGATAACAAATTAGGTAACAAATATTATTTATTACTATGATATACTTTAGAAAGTAGAACGAATGATCGGCGTTTATATTATACAGTTTTGGTCTATTTCACTAAATAATGAATGTCTTAGATACTAGGACAGTCGTGGATTTTCAAAAATTTACATTCTCGGGTCATTTACGCAATCATGTGTATAAAGTCTTGGACGAGAATGTGAAGTTAGGTCACGCAGATTACGCATGTTATTGGACGCTTGAGCTTCTGTGTTCGGGATTAGTTCATTCTTTGTGGCAAACTTTATTTGAAGCGTCCGCTCACCATATAAATCGCGCTGCTCCCAATGTATTCCTGTATTTGGTTCGAATGTATGAAAAGTTCTCGCCAATCGAAGGACAATATTCAGTGATGTCGATGACCGATATGCGTAATAATATGGAAGTTCGTAACCTAGTGTGTGAAGTTGCGGCGTCAATAGCCATGCTTCGTAAAAATAAGTTGCCGCCACTTCCAACGATTAAACCCGAACATGATTTCAATACAATAACGATTAATGAAAACTTGAAAGCCCCGTCGTCTAATTACGCCCGCCATCTTGTAAAGGATGATGATCCGTTGGATTTATATGTTCCGATCAATGAACTCGCATATTGTCTTCGCCCCGAAACGCGCGATATGACTCGGGCTCTTTACTGGGTCGCCTGGATACTCAAATTTTCATCGGTCTACAAGAAGACAAATAAAGTAAATCTAGACTGTTCTTTTCGCGTAAATTCATTTATTGAACAGACTCATGGGCGTCATGCAATATGGTTCATTTGGAATGTTGTTTTGGACTCAGTACGGACCTCGCCACAGGTAGGAGTGCTTATGCCATATATTGATGCGGTATACAAACTTCATTGTTTGAGGTGGAGTCCAACCGTACTTAAAAACAGAGTATGCTTCTTAACCACCGCAATCATGTTTATTTGCGAGAGTAATACTCTAGACATTCATTACCCGGTTCCTCAAAATATCATGGTCGTCAAGAGTCTTATTGAAAACATTCCTCAGTGGGTACATTCAATTATTCAGACTCAAAAGACTTTTTCCTCGTAATATACCAAATGTTCAGCAAGAAGTTCCAGCATGCCGCCGCCCTCGGTCTACTCTTTTTTGTCGTTAGCTCACCCATGACGTACCGCCTAGTTGACCAGCTAGTCGGTGGCGTCGCCACGGCCGTCGTCCCCCAGCTCGCCCACTGGTTCAAGATCGCCCAGGCTGGCTGCCCCACGACCTACGGCCTAGCCGTCCACGCCGTCGTCTTCGCTGCGATCTCATTCTACCTAATGCACTCCGCGTAAAAACGGACTTGTGAAGTCTAAATACACTGATCATAACCACATAATGAAGTTCTTAATTTTCGACACGGAGACAACTGGTCTTCCTCGGGATTTTGGATCATCGGCATTTAAAGGACCTAACAACTGGCCACATATTGTGTCCATTTCTTGGGCTATCATGGACGAAAAATGTAAGAAGGTTCTGAGTAGCCAAAGTTATATTATCAAGCCGCGGGGCTGGGAGATTCCGTTTGAATCTAGTCTGATTCACGGAATTACAACTTCTGAGGCTACCGAGTATGGACATGATCTCGCTGAGGTGATGGATAAGTTCTTTTCTGAAACATGCGACGCGTATGTTGCTCACAATATGCACTTTGATCGCAATGTTATTTATAACGCGATGATTTGGGATTTAGGATACGAGTATTTTGGAGGGCTTGGTAAGCCCAAGTTATGCACCATGCAGATTGGGCGTACTATTTGCAAACTTCCTAAAAACAAATCGCCGAAGCTGAGCGAGCTTTATGAACACTGCACTGGAAAGAAGCCTAATGCATCATCTTTGCACAATTCGCTGCACGATACTCTCTTTCTGTGCGAAGCAATGTCTTCATCTCCTGAAATACGGATTGATTTAATCAAAAGCTACGATAAGCAAGTAAATGAAGGTCGCGAGAATGTCACCCCAGTCATACAAGAAGCTGAAGCTCTTGGTTCCGCTGGAGATAAAGGAGCTAACGGTTCTGTGGTGTGATGACGGATGGAGTTATGTCCCTGCACGATATGTTCGATTCCGATACAGTTATGTCAATGAAAATTACGAAGAAGTTCCTTGGAGCGGTGCAATACCGGCTCGAGTCGAGNACGAAGAGCATATAAAGTGGACATTATATTCAACAAAACCCCGAATTTGGAAAGAAGACGCACTGCAATACTCGGAACTGTTCGTAGAGAATGGGTAATATGAAACCTTAAAGAACAATAATGATAGCTCTAGATGTATTATATGTGGCGCTTGCTACTATTTTTGTTATGATTATTCTTCAAGTCCTAACATTTGTAGCGACTCGAGTCATGTATCCTCCAGCNCCCCAAATTATTTACCGCGATGTTCCAGTTCCTGTTCAGGCTCCCGTCCAACAGCTGCCACAGCAGGCGACAGACCTATCTTTTTTGAGTGCACCGCCTCCCGATCATTTATTCCCAAAAAACGAACCAGCTTTCACTCAGCAGCCCCAGGAAGTAAAATTACCCGAATATGACCCCCGAAAATCGGATTCAGAAACTGTACGAGGGGATACTAAACTCCCGCCAGGTCTTCAGGCGGTCAATCCCCGAGACCTCCCTTAAACAATTCCGCGTTCCCCAAACTACCGGTACTTCCGGTTGGCTAGTCTTCACGTATGATAACGACATTCCTGTGTGTTTGTGGATGACTACACATGAGTGCCGTAAAATTCAATGTATCGCAGACGAACGATTATTCGGAGATACATTTATCCGAGCAGAAAAGCTTGGACAGTTTGAATATGTTGTGGCGGATATCTTTATTTACAATTCAAATTGCGTTTATGCCTGCTCGACGTTCGAGCAACGATATGAGTGGCTCAAAGATCTATTGAAGTTTATACAGCATGTTCCAGGGACTGCTAAGTTTATTCATAAATCTGATCTGAGCCCAAAACAGAAACTTAAGGGTTATGAAGTCCATATTGATGATGTAGGAAAGCCGGGATATTTTGTGGATTTGGATACTACGTCCGGTGGAGTCGATGTTGTGAAACTGTCTATTCCCGATTGTTATGAAGTGAGCTCAGGAGGATATCTTCGTGTGCCCGATTTGAAAACGTCCGAATATCTTCGTTCAAAGGGCCAAACGTTCAAATGTCAATGTTCAAAGAATGAGGATGGATCATGGACAGTTCTAGAAAACATTCCGTAGTAGAAGTAAATGCCTCGCAAGAGCAAGAGCCGCGTATCTAAGAAACATACTCGTCGTCACCGTAAGCACCGTGGTGGGTTTTATGGTGCTACTGGTGCGATTGCCCCTGGTGCTATGGAGTGGGGTCGTGGCTCGGAGGCTGGAGCGTATGCTGCTGGCTTAAATGACCGTGGTGGAAATTCATTCCAGCTAGGCGCTGGCCGTAAGCGCCGCGCATCTCGCCGGCGCAAGACTCGTCGCGGTGGTGGTAAGTTTGGTGGTGTGTCTGCCTCTTACGAGGGAACTGGTGAGCGTGGACTTGCGAATTTTAGCGGTGTAATAACTCGCGACGGTTCAGGTGCGGCTGCAGAGGGCGCTTTTAATAACAATGGTGCCCAGCCGGGTTCGGGGTTTGGTAGCTTTGTACGCGCCCATTAAATTTCATTCAATATGATAATGGACACCTTAATTGCCGGACTACTTTTTTTAATTGTAGCCATCTACTTAGTTCAGCGGCGCGTTGGACATATGATCGTATGGGTAATACTAGCCTATATCCTAGCACACTATCTAGGCAAGTTATCCCATACCACATCCGTGATTGCTGGCTTAGTAGGAATCTATGTAATCTGTCAGATCACTAAGAACACCTACGAGGGATTCGAGGAGGAGGAGGA